CCGGATGACGAACTGGTGCTGTTCCGTGAACTGTACCAGTCCGAACTACTTGTCGAAGATGCAGGTCGGCGGATCGAGGAGCTAACCAACGACGACTGGCATCTCGAAAACACGTTTGCAGACCACGACGCCGAAGGTAACGAGAACCTGAAGCGAAGAGGCGTCCACACTGCCAACGCGAAAAAAGACGTAAACGCTGGTATTCAATCGGTGAAGAATCGACTCCGGAAAGACGACCGTGGGCGGCCCCGGCTGTATATCATGGTCGGATCTCGCGTGCATAAACCAGATAACAGACTCGTTCTGGATGACAGCCCGACGAAAACTGTTGATGAAATTCCCTCTTACGTATGGAAGAACGACGACGAAGAGGTTCCCCGTAAGGCAGATGACCACGGCCTTGACGCCTTGCGATATCTGACATACTCTCTGGATAATGGGCCGAATATCACACTCGATGAAATGAAATCACTCGAAGAAACTGTCAACAGTGCATGGTAAATAAATGGTAAATCTCAAATCACCCGTTAGAAAAGCAAAGCAGTCATTTGAAAATGGCGTTGTAAGAGTACTTCAAAAGTTCGGCTATCCTTCTGCGGCTGGCGGTATGGGTGGGCATAGTTCCGCACCAGAACCCCCTTACGAGCGTAGTATCTCCCCGAAGTGGATCTACGAAATGCGACAGAAGCAGGCTCTTGTAAACAACGCAATCGAAGAGAAGGTCAATCAGACCTTCCGCCGTGGCTTCGCAGAGTGGGAAAAAGAGTACGTTGCCAAATGCAACGAGTGCCATGAGGAATTCGATACCTACGAACCATTCCGACAGCAACTCGGTGAAGCCGGGGATGATCTCGAAGAAGAGGATTTCGATTTCGACAAGAAACGAGTGTGTCCGGAGTGCGACGAAATGTGTGAATTCGATGCACCCGACGCACTCGAAAAGAAACGCGCTCAGAAATTCGTCGATGAGATCAACGAGCGAGGGCGTGTTGATCAGTTCCTTGACGGGGATGAACAGAATTCGGTGGGTCAGACGTTCCTCGAAGTGTGTAAGGAAGTCGCATGGGATATTCAGTCCTTCGATGACGGCTGGATGATCTTCGAACGTGACTACATTCTGAACAACCACGGCGAGATCATCGATTGGGATTTGACCGGTGTCAGTCGCGCTCCCCCTGAACTAATGCGGTACTCGGTTGATCAGGAGGGCAACATGGGTGAGAAGTGGTGGATCTGTCCGGCGTGTAGAGCGACCGATGAACACTACCACCCACAGCAGGATGGCCAAAAGTGCGATAGCTGTGGGAATCAGACCTACCGTGCATACGCGGAACAAGTCGAAGCTCCGGGTGGAGATGCTGAAGAATTCTTCATCCGTGGGGAATTCACACACGCCAGCGAATACGAACCATCGAAGTTCTACGGCCTTAGTCCGATCATCACGCTGTGGGAAGAGTGTCGGACTCTTGAACAGATGGACAAGTGGTATCAGACAGCCTACGAACAACGCCGCGCTCCACGTGGAGCTATGATCATCCGATCTACCAACGCGGAATCGGTTCGATCATGGAACACCGGCCAGTTCGAGAAGCTGAAGGATGACCCACACCACATCCCGACGTTCATTGATGATACCGAAGGCTCTGGCCAGCCGTTGACGTGGCAACCGCTACTCGAAGATCCAGCGCAGATGCAACATATGCAGATGCGAGAGTGGTTCCTTGACCGTATCTCGGCTAAGTACGGTGTAACCTCTGTCTTCCAGAAAGCGTCCCCACAGAATTCGGGGCTTTCACAGTCGATGGAGATTATCGTTTCCAATCGCTCTGCACATCGACTAAAGACTGTCTTCGAAGACTCGTTCATCCCGGCTATGTTGAGCCAGCTTCAGGTCGAAGGATGGGACTTGTCCATTGCCGAGATCGAAGAGGAAGACGAAAACGCCGAAGCAGAACGAATCGGCAAGGAGCTTAAAAACGCTCAACTCGCCCAACAGGTTGGTGCAGATGTTGAGTGGACTACTGCCAATGACGCCGATATCAAAGCCGGTATCCTCGAATCACCTGAACAAGAGGGCGGTATGATGGGTGGCATGGGTGGTATGGGTGGCGAACCAGAGGGCGGTGATGGGGGTGGCAGTCCGTTCGATGAAGTCATGGCGGGACAGACCGGGCCTGAAGGTGGACGGCCACCAGAGGCCAACACGGTCGGTGGAGAGCCAGCCAGCCCTGATGAACCGACACAGGGCAATGAAATCGCATACTCCGATGGCGCAGGTACACATAACGCTACCTATGGTGGCGCACGTGGTGGAGTCATCAACATCTTCGATCATATCCAGTCCCAAATGAATGATGGGAACGCGGATATGCAGAAGCGGCTTCTGAGTCAAGCGAAGGTCGCCTACGACTCGAACTTCGAACACTTAGGAATGAACGGTGACACCATCGAAGAGTACGCCAAAGACGATGGCAAATCGTTCTCTGATCTCTGTGAAGACCACTACGGAAAGTGGCTCAAAACGAATCAGGGACGTGGCTCTACGGAATATCTCTATGAGTTGATGGGTGGCAACCCTCAATGAGTGATATGGATATCGGGCGGTTCGCCGCACTTGCAAGCGAAACTCCGGACCCAACAGTGGAGACAGTTGAGGGAGATCAATACAAAATCGTAGATACCCCTAATACAGATACCAACAAAGGTAAAATCGAAATGAAAGAAGAACTACTGAACGAGGTTGTCGGTGTTGCAAAGAAGTTCGCCAAAGAACGGACTTATATCAGAGATCCTTCGGAAGCTCCCGAAGGTGCTGATGTAGAGGAAGGGCCACAAGGAGGGTATTACTACGAAGAAGCGATTTCTCCGGATGACGGAAGTAGCCCGAATTCAGAAGACGGTGAGACCGAAGGCGAACGTCTCCAAACTGCACTAAACGAGCAAGGTGTCAGTGAAGAAGATCAGCAGCAGCTACTCGAAGAGTTGCAAGAAGTTGCAGATGAAGGGTTCGACCCGACTTCGATTCTCCAACCACTCCTACAGATGGGATACGACTACGAAACCGCGAATTCGGTTACGGAGGTAGTCTTCGGAAAGGATTTTAGCAAGCGGACCTACGTGAATAACCCATCGGATGCACCACCCGGTGTCGATCTCCACGAAGGTCCGCAAGGTGGAACCTACTACGAGGAAGAAGGTAGTAATAGCCCATCCGAAGACTCCCGTGAAGAGGGGAGACCGCAGGAAGAAAAACCGGAAGAAGAAGCTGAATCCAACGGGCGTGAAGAGAACCGAGAAGTCAAAATCGCAGAGCCGGAAGACTTCGCCAGCACTGTTTCAAACTTCATCGAAGAAGAGCCTGAAATGGGCGCGTTTCTCACTGCACACACTCCCGAAGAACTGGAAGACCATACGCTCATCACCACGGATGGAGGTGGCGCGGGGGTCTCTGTGAGTCCCGATGGGGATATTCAGAACTTGTTCAACCACACCGGTCCCAAAGGAATCGGTGAAGAACTGTTGGACAAGGCTATCGCAGAAGGCGGGCGCACGTTGGACTGTTACAACGGCTACCTTCGAAAGCTGTACAAAGACCACGGATTCAAGGAGGGTGGACGGATGGAATTCAACCCCGATTACGCACCGGATGGGTGGAATTTCGAAGAGTACGAGACGCCAGACGTAGTGTTTATGTACTACGACCCTGAAGAAGAATACACAGTTTCAGACCAATATTATGAGCCAGACCAATGGGGAGACGCCAAAGAGGACGCCAGAGGAAGAGCAGATTTTGGACGAAATGAAGGAGGAAGAGAGCGAAGAATGGGTGGAGGCGAACGCGGCGATGATTCTAAATCAAGCTCGTCTCGTAGGCGATCTGTAGCCGGAGACGAGATCAAAGAGGAAATCGCCAAATCGGTTACGGTCTCTTCACTGACTACTAAACAAGAAGACTGGTTAGACTCTTACGCCGCTGAATTCCCACTCTACAAGTCCGACTGGCAAGATGATACCCCTGATCGAGTTTCGGTTAAATGGGGCGGAATCCCGGTTGGCTTTGCCGAGATCCGAGACGAAGATCTCTTCACGGGGTACAACGGGAAAAACCAGCTACTCGAACGCCTCCTTCGGGCCATGTCTACGCGGAAGTGGGCCGAAGATGAAGGCAACGAATACGACTCCGGCATTCTCTCTATCGAAGAACACGCCGAGATCGGATCCGAAGAGCGAATGGAAGAGCTTGTGTTGGTGCTGGCAGATCTACCGGGTGTGACCGTCGAACGCGGGGTTCCATCCGAGAAGTCGAAAATCATGCTTGACACCCAACAGCTACTCCAACGACACCAGTAATATGGATACCAACGACACCAGTAATATGGATATCAAAGAGAGTATTGCGAAGGCTGCTTCTGAAGTCATCAAAGAATGGACTCCTTACGAGGGGCCGCAGGGTGGGCAAGGATGGCAACACTCGGAAAGCGATGAAGTCGTTTATCAGGAAGAGAAACCGGGTACAGGTGAGAGTGGCGAAGAATCCAGTGATACGGATATTGCGCTCACTACTGGCGACCCCCGTGTACGTGTAGATACCCCCGAAGAAGCTGTTCAAGCTCTCGCAGACTTCGATGAGAGTGATTATAAATACGACTATTGGGAAGGAGATGGAGAGGTTTCAGTCGGTTCTATCGTTGAAATCCCGACTGACGTATTCCAACTACAGGGAGATGGTGACACCGCTATCGTTGTCGAAGCTGATAAAGAGTCCGGTGGATATCGGGTTATGACAGAAGACGGTGTTGGCTACGAATTCACCCCGGAGGTTATGGGATTCGATGAGACTGGCGAAGGCGAAACGTCTATGCTCGGTGTATGGGATGACCCCGCCAATCAAGTAGCAACTGGTGAGAGTGAGTGGAGCGACTTTTCGGATGACGCTATTCCCAACGAAGTCAAAGAAGCGTTGGGTGAAACAGAATCCGAGCAAACGGAGGAAGAACCCGAAGAATCGCAAGGAGATCCTGATTGGTTCGAGTCTATTGATTTCGAATCCTATTCGAGTGATAACGGTCTGTTCTCCGGTGGGAAATATTCGTTCCGGGGTGAGGTAATCACGCTGGATGAAGCGGGGGAAGCCCGTGGTGTTCAGTACTTCGATTCCGAAGGAGTCCATAACACGTTTGCCGAGATCGATGGAGTCGCCACAACTGTCTCGGAACAGTCATCGGTTGATACAGGTACTATCCGCAATATCCATTTCTCGGAAGATACAGATATGGAAGACGGGTGGTATCGAATCGGTGATGATACCCGTGTTGAAGACGGTGGTGACTCGATTTTCGTAGAGTTTGAGGATCAGAACGGCAATATCACGGAAATCGATGCTGTCGAAGTCGAACGGGAACAGTTGATTGATCGTAAACACATCCCTGCTGAAATCGGGGATGCGACCCCGTCGATGGAAAAGCCGTGGGAGAACTACGAGCGTGAGTATCCAGAGAAGCCGGATCTCCCGGATCATCTCAATACGGGTAATATCACTGAAGAAAACGGATACACCGCAGAATCGATCAAGTCGATCAACAGTGGGTTGGGGCGTGTTGCCGATCTCGGCCTTGACAGGCAGATTTCGAGTATAGAGGTGCTGGATGAAAAGGGGACGTTGGGGCGATTCGACCCGAACACAGATCAGGTTCTCCTGAACCCCCGGCAGATGAATCAAGAGCAACTGGATGATCTTTCGGAAAACTTCTCTGTAGGTGAGACAGTTGAAGATCTCGTTGCCCACGAAGCCATGCACGCGGCACACGTAGAAGCACTACTCGAAGATGAATGGTCGGTCGATGAAATATTCGATGAACTACTAAACAAGCCGCTGAACGAATCCGAGAAGGAGATCATGGAGCGGGATGTGTCTACCTACGGCGCAAGTAACGCACTCGAAGTTGTCGCTGAAGTGGGATTAGCAATCACTATGGGGAAAGAGGTATCAGATGAAGCATTGTTTATCTACGAAAAGTATGGAGGGCCTGAACTATGAGTGATGAAAAAAGCATAATCGAAGCGACAGAAAAGGCCATGTTCGAATCGTTTGAAACATGGCTTTCGGACATGGAAGACAACACCGAGAAGACCGAGAAAGATTGGGTTCCGTATGTCGGTCCCCGTGGGGGTGAGGGGTGGAGAAGTACCAACGCCCAATCGGTTCGCTACCAGCCAAACAAACCGACTGCTGAAGACGATGATCATGATCCGAACGATGTAGATCAAGAAGCCGTAGACGATGCTGGTATCCATCAGACGCGGCTGTGGGAACCCACACAGGCCGATGATCTACAGGTCGGATACAAGGTCCGAAGCAATCAGGAGGAACACGAATGGGACGGGCGTGTTACCGAGATCTTAGACGATGAGATCGTTTTCGAGACTGAAAGCTGGCGTGAGATCCGGGTTCCCACAGACGAAAACGGGGTTCCGGAAGAAGATCTCCAACGACCGAAGACAGTTTTCTTTGGGACGGGTATCGCCAACGTCGATTATTCGTTCCTACCAGAAAACGGAGAGGCGACCGAGACGCAGATTCAGGCCGAAGCAGTACGTTCGGCCACAACTGGTGATGGAATCGGTGAGACGAAGCCGCTGGAAGCCTTCATCGGTCTCGCACTGGCGCGGGGAGAAGACGAATCCACGGTGAGTGAGGCAGTCGATCTCGCTATCGATAAACACCCGTATCTCTACGAGCGTGACAAAGATGATATCGTGGCCAACGGACGGGCTATTGTCGAAGAACACGACGCCGAACGCCTGAAATCCATCCATAAGGATTTTATGGATAAGGGATGGGTTCGTTACGAGGGGCCACGCGGTGGGATGGGGTGGCAGAACAGCGAAACCGGTGATGTGGTCTACAGCGAAGAAGCCCCCGGTGAAGTCGAAGAAGGGGCCGAAGATCAAACACAGACCACGCTTGATACGGGTACTGACGCCGAGATCAACATCAAAGAGCCGAAGTGGATGGATGACAGTGTAGCCCGTGTCGCTGTTTACAGATCTCTCCCCGAAGAGGCGTATCACGGAATCGTAGAAGAATCCGATATCGGCAGTGAGTGGAGTATGTCGGCTGATGAATGGATAGACGGTGCGAAAGAATGGATCGAAGCCAACGGTGATGAGAACGATATAAAGGAATTGAACGAGTATCTGGATCAATACGACACGAATGCTCCGTGGACGGCATATTCCGAAGAAATCACTGCACCGGATAACATGAATCCTGAAAAATCGGAGGAAATGAAAGCATTCAACGAGATGAATACCAGCGGCG